CCCTGGTAAGCTTCCTCACCTCGAGCTTGACGCTCTGCATGTAACAGTTGTGCGTCTGACATTGCGACTTTTGCCTTCTGCTTGTTAGCATAAATCTTACTTCCAGCAGAAACGGCTAGTTTAAGTGCCGAAATCCACATATTAGATCCATCTAGCTTTTTTAGACTTCTCTTTTAGCATTCTTTTAGTGCCTCTTACTTCAACTTCTTCACCTTTTGCGATGTAGTTGAAAGCACCATCTGCTGTAGTCTTAGATCTAGGGTCAATTTCAAGATTCATTTTGTCTTCTGACTTGATTTCAACAATTTTATCTAATTTATCCATAATTTTTCTCCTTAGTTAATTTATAGTAACCTTTTTTTACTATTTTGTCATTATTATTCGTTTCCACTACGAATAATTTCGACATTTGGCATCATGTCTTTAGCATTTGGAAGAGTTTTACTCAAAACAGTTTTTTGAATTGATGTATCAGCTCTTAAATTTGCTAAATCTTCGTTTTGTTCAAGTTTTTCTTCTTGATTTTGCTGATTCATCATTGCTCTCATCTTATCAAGATTAATTCTCTCTTGATCTTGCTCTTTTCTACGTTGATTTTCCATTGCTCTAAGGTCTAATTCTCTTGATCTTAGTTTTGCAATAGGATCATTGTCGAATTGTGAAGTAATTTCTTTTTCTTCCTTCATAAATTCTTCCATCATCTCTGCAATCAACTGAGCTTTTCTTGCTTCAATCTTTTGTGTAAGCATTTGTACCTGTTGTTGTAGACCAGGATTCTGTTGAGCCATTTGTTGCATCTGTTGTAGTTGAACTAATTCATCTCTGAACTCTAATTCAATTTGTTCTTGAGACATTAGACTAATATGTTCAAAAATATTCTTCTCTAATGAAGCCATAATCATTGGATTGTTTCTAGCAATGTTAGTTGCCATAAAATTTAAGTGAGCAGTTATATGTGCTCTGTGATCTTGACCTGGAAACGCTTGAAATTGTTTTCCACCTAAAGCATCAATGTGTTCTAACGCCGGATCTTTTGGCATTGGTTGCATTGGTTTAATTAAAACTTGATCAATATTTTTTACACCTAAAGCTTCATACATATTTCTATATGCTTGATACAGATTGTGCATTTGTGGATTAGATGATGCCAGTTGCAACTCTGTTTGCGCTAGTGAAATACGCTGAGTCTGTGAAAAGATGTTGGGATCGGCAACTGGCAATATATCTACTCTATCATCAAAGTCAGTTTGTTTAACAACTCTTTGACCCCCAACTACATCGTACGGATATTCCGGTGGTAGATATAACTTGAATACTCTTGCTAGTAATTTAAATTCTTGTTTAAGAGCAGAGTAAATTCTTTTGTGAATTGCAGACATAGTTCTACTTCCTCTTTCTAAAAGAGCTACTGTAGTTCCAACTGCTGCTTGTTGATTGCCATCACCAACTTGTAAATCTGCTATTGATGCAAATCTTTGTCCTGCTTGAACAACGATACCCATCAAACTTAATAATGTTTGACTTGGTTCTTTAAATGGAAGCATCATAAATGAATCTCTTAAATTACCACCGGGTGCATCTACATCTCTAAACTCACCTGGTTGAATTGATTGTGCATCATCTCTAATTCTAATACCACGCATTTTAAATCCTGCAGGTAAATTAGATAACGTTCCTGCATCTAATAATTGTCTTAATGCAGAAGTTGCAGTTCTTGATAATCCACCAATCATGTGAATTAAACCAAAACCATAAAAACCTAAACCTGGTAAAAATTTAAAGTGTACAAAATAATTAATTTTATTTTTTAATGCATCACCTATTTCATAGTTTCTTCTAATAGATAAAACTTCACGTGAATTTTCTTCAAGTGTTACAATGTATGGGACCTTAATTCCTGATGGCTCACCAGTCTCTTGATTTACATCTTCAAAACCTTCTAAGTCTAAATCAATATGACACTCTAATAATGTATAAACATCGTCGTTTGTAGTTCTTGTTACTCCTTCAAGTTCTCTTTCTTTTTTTTCAATTTCAGTTTCTTTGTCTCCAGGTTTTCCTATTTCTATATCTTTATAGAATCCACCAACCTGTTGTTTTCTTAAATCGTTTTCAGAAATTTTTACACGATGGATGATTGCCTCTGCATCGTCTAATGAGGTAGCGGTGTAGGGTACAATCAAATCATCTGCAGGAACAAATTTAGAAACTGCTCTTTGTTCCATATCGTCATAGTAGACTTTTTTAAAAGCAGAACCTGCTAATGGTAAGTTAAATAATAACTGATCAAAATCTGGTTCGTACTCTTTCATTTTTTCCATTAACTCGTAGTTCATGAAATCTTTTACTCTAGCTGCTTGCTGAGTTTTTTCTTGCGATGGCATTCCAATTGTTTGAGTTCTAACTGGTCCATCTGCTGGAAGTAATTCTTTATAAGCTAATGCTTGAAACTGTGTTACTGCTTCTGCAAGAACTGGGTGAGTTGCACCACTAGCCCCTGAAAAAGGTTCTGTTCTATTATTATATTTAAAACCTAAAAGGTCTAAACCTTGAGTATAAGTTTGTGCCCAATCTTTTCTTGAAGCTGTGTAGTCTTGATACTTAGAAGATAAATCTGAGGCTAATCTTCCAAGTACATCGTCTGGTAAAAATTCTGCTAAGTTTGCATAATGCTCATCACCACCTTCAGGTGACGCTGCACCAGGATCTAAATTAATATCTACTGATCCATCTTCGTTTTCTGAAACTTCAATATCATCAGGTGATTCTTGAACTGCTTGAACTTCTTCTACAATCTCTTCTTGAATCTCTTCTTCACCAGGAACATTAACTGTTTTTCGAACTTCGTTTGGAAGTGCTTTGTCTATATCTGCCATTATATTTTTTCTCCGTAAGTTTTATCTGTTTAACACCATTATAATTAATATTCAACCCCTGAGGCATGGGCCCTGATTCCGGAGGAATTGTTCTAGTAAGCCTTTTAGTCATTACCAAATTTTTTGTATAATTCTTGTCCTGGTCCTAAAGCAAATTCTTTATATGACATTCTATCATCATATCCGCCTTTACCATCGAAGAAGTATTCTCTCATCCATTTTTCAGATTTAGGCATTGTACCACTACCCTGGTTTTTTCTTGTTTCCTCCATAGCCTGTTTTACTGCTTGACCAAATTCATAACCATCGTCCATAAGTTCTTTTACTCTTTTACTTAATTCTGCATCAGGATCCAGGGAGCCTATACCAAATTGTGCTCGGCCTCCATCAGCGAACTTAGGAAAATATTTTTCTGCAAATGTATCTATATCCATACCAGTACCTTCTTTACCTCCTAGTTCAATATACTTACCTGTGACCATTGCATTGTATTCTGTATCTCCACCTTCTAAGAAATTAACTCTGCCACCTTGAGCATAGTTATCCATGTCTTCATATTTTTTTATTTTCTCAGTTACCATTTCTCCTGTCTCACCAAATAATGGTTTAACAATTTTTAAATACTCATCTATTTCTAGCTCACCATTTTCATATGCTTTTCTTGAAAATATACCAACCATGTCAGCATAAGTTTTTGGAGACAAAGTATTAACTGCTGCTTCTGTATCAAGCATGTCTAACATCTTTGTAAAATTTTTTGGTTTTTTAGGAGGGGCTTGGTCAGGCACTACAGGACTCCTGCGATACCGCCCATAGCTCTTTTTACTTTTTCTTTTTTTCTTCTTTCCATTAACTCTTTAAGTCTTTTAAGTTCTTTAGAGTCTTTTGGATCTGGTCTATAAATTAATTTGTCATCAAATTGTGGATCTTGTCCTAATGGATAAGTTGTTGTATCCATCATCATTGATTTAGATGGTTTAACAATTTCTTGTTTAGGTGTACCTTGATTATAATTTACTCTACCACCCATAGCATACTGACCACCATAAATCATTTCTCTAACTTCATCTTCTCTAAAATTTCCCATTTCTGGATCATCTATTAAATTATATAATTTAACTCCAAAAGAATCATAAACACTTTTATTAAGCTCAAAATCATTTAACTTATATCCTGATGCTAATTTAATTGATGGCGCTTTTTCTTTTTTACCAAAATACTCTTTTGAATAATCTTCTATTGTTCCTTTATAACCATTCTTAACAGCGTCTTTAAATTCTTCAAGCATTCCACCTAGTTCTAATTCAAACTCTTCTTCAGGAGTTTCCGATGCCATTTTAATTGATGGAGCTTTTCTTAAAGATCTAATTCCACCTTCATCTTCATACTCTTCAGGATCGTTAAGGTCTTCTAAAGTTTCACCCATCTCGATCATTCTAAGCTGATCTTTTAATCTTTGGTCTAGTTCTCTATCATCAATTGCCATAATTCCTAATAATACACTTTTGGAGTCTGTTGTAAAGGCTCATCTTCATAATCTTCAGGGTGTTGAATTAATCCACCTTGTCTAAATCTCATGACTGCTTGAGTCATAGAATCCACCAAGTCATCGTGATCTCCATAAGGAAACGCAGCACATTCTTCAATTACTTCTTGTGCAAACTCCATCTCAGCAGGTGCATATATTTTACCAGACTCAAACAATGGAGATACAGAATTAACTCTTGTGTGTTTATCATTACCACGTGATGGTGTAAAATTTATTACAGGTATTCCAGATTTTCTTAATTCATAAGTCAGAGGGAGCCCGGATGCTTTGCCCTCTATAATCACTGTCTCCGGTTGCCAGTAGCCGTATTGATCTAGTGCAACACGTCTTAATTCTGGAAACTCAAATCTACCTTTAACAGAATCAACTAACATTAA